ATGACAAAGACATTGAAGGAAAAACAGGAGGCACAGTACAAGCAAAAACTGCGAACTCTGATTGGCAGCGTGACACACACGCAGAACATTGCCGACCAAGCCCTGGCATTGGCCAAGGACATCATGACGGAAGCCGAGCAGGTTGACTCGGATGCCTGCCGGGTGATTGAGAACGTGTCATGCGTGTGTGAGGAAGCGCTGCAGGTGCTGTGCGAGGAACTGCAAAGAGGTACCCGGCTTTACGAAAGGCTCTGCAAGGAGGAATCGGAAGTTGACGAGATTGCAGAAAGAGCCGTACGCGATTTATGACACAAGGTAACAACAATTCAAAATGATAATCAAATGAGAAAGCAGATTTTGACAGACAACGAGACCAAAACCTTTCTGATGAAGGCTTTCGGGTGTTCCCGCCAAGCCGTATGGCAGGCTTTGAACTTCAAGCGCGACAGCGATCAGGCGCGGAAGATACGCCAGCTTGCCCTGAAACGTGGCGGCAAACTGACGGACGGTTATGTGCCGGACTGTGACACCGTATTCAATGAATGTGAGAACAAGATGGAGCAGGCTTTCGGGGCGAGAGTGAAGATTGTGTATGACCGCGTAACGGAAGAAACCCAAGTGCTTGTAGACGGCCAATGCAAAGAAAGCTACAAAGGGCTGGATGTTCCTGACTTCATGCAGTTGCAGTATGAGGTGGAACTGATGGCGGCCGCATTGTAAACGAGTGAACGATGGAGTATTTCGGAAAAATATTGTGCATATCATACTATGACCTGACTTATGACGACCGTCCCGTCATTGTGAACGGGATTGCCGACTACAGCAGGAGCCGGACACTGAAAGGCGTGCATCCGTCCACTCTTTCCGAAGAAGAACTCGCTCCCATCATGTCGGATGCCAATTACAAATATCTGAAAAGAGAAGGTAAAATAAACGTGGTACGTTCAGGAAGAGGTTTGGGCGGCTATGTTCTTGTTGAAATAGCCACGATGCCCCTGCGCTTCCAAGAAAAAATCAAACTAAAATACGGAGATATGAAAGAGGATATTCTGAAAAACTGGTTCGGCACCCATTTCCGCATCGATGCGAAGGCGCGGGAGTTCTACACGAAGTTCCGCTTTGACAACGGCGACGCGCTGCCGCCTGAACACATACAGGAGTACACGGTGAACGCCTCGGTGATAGAGAGCGTGCTGGCGGTGATGGCCGACACGGTGCTGATGCGAAAGGCGATGAAGGGCGGACCGGTGAACTGGGGCGAGATGGCCGGTGCCATCAGCTATTACCAATCGGAGTTCGGGCACACGCTGCCGACCAGCGCCAACCGTTTCAAGAAACGCGTGTGGGACTTCAAGGCACGCGGGTATGAAAGTCTGATCAGCGGGAAGTTCATGAACCAGAACCGCAGGAAGGTGACCTACGGCATCGAACGGCTGCTTATGGCCATCGACGGCCAGCCGGAGCAACCGTTCAACACCACGGTATGGGAACAATACAACATGTTCGTGCAGGGAGACCTGGAACTGTTCGACCCGGAAACGGGCGAGGTGCTCAACCCGGCAGACTTCACGGACAAGGACGGCAATCCGATAGTGCTCAGCCCCGCCACGGTGGCGGCCTATCTGAACAACCCCAAGAACAAGGCCCTGCGTGCGAAGCTGCACATGAGCCAGTGGGACTTCAACAACGCCTACCGTCCGTACCACCTGCGTCGCCTTGGCGAATACTCCCTCAGCAAGATTTCGCTTGACGACCGCGACCTTCCCCGCCCGATGAAGGACGGCAACCGCGTGAAGGCCTACTACGCCTATGATGTGGTGAGCGGCGCGGTGGTGGGCTACGCCTACAACCGTCTGAAGACCGCCGAGCTGTTCCTTGACTGCATGAGAAACATGTTCCAAACCCTTGACCGGAACGGCATGTATATCCCGGCGGAGCTGGAAGTGGAGCACCACCTGGTGAGCGACTTCGCCGACGGGCTGATGCAGGCCGGCACGGTTTTCCCCTTGATACGCTGGTGCAACCCCGGCAACAGCCGTGAGAAACGTGCCGAGCACTTCAACCGTCAGAAGAAGTACGGAGTGGAGAAGCGGACGCAGGCCGGAATAGGCCGCTGGTATGCCCGGCTGGAAGCCAACCGCCCGAAGGAGGAGAAGGTGTATGATGAAAAGAACAACACCTACAAGGTGAAGACTTACACCTACGATGAACTTGTGGCCGACGACATCCGCGCCATCGGAGAATACAACAGCCAGTTGCATCCGAACCAGAAGAAATACCCCGGCATGACACGGTGGGACGTGCTCTGCGCCCGTCAGAACCCCGACCTCGCCCCGTGGGACAAGGCGGTGCTTTACCGGTACATCGGTTTCCGCACGGAAACGACCATACGGAACAACAGCTACTTCACAGTGCAGTACCGGAACTTCCGCCTTCCTGATCCGGAAGTCATCGGCAGGCTGGAACCGAGGAACTACAAGGTGGAGGCCTATTATCTGCCCGACAGGGACGGAAACATCGACGAGGTGTATATCTACCAGCACGGGCGGTATGTCGCCACCTGCGGCCCCGTGGCGCGCTACAACGAGAACACTGCCGAACAGACCGAAGCGGACAAGGAAGCCTATACCGATCAGGCCAAATACGTGGCCAGGTTCGACAAGATGATGAAGGACGGCAAGATCAAGCGGGTTGGCATATTGAGCAAGGAAGAAACGAAGGCAATAGACGGCATACAGGCCGAGGCTGTGGAAATGCAACCCCGCACGGAGGAGGAAGATTATTCAGCCTATCTGGACGTGGCCCACTACGAAGCCGAAGCCGTGGCCAAAATCTAACGACATTAGAACATTATTAAAACAGCATCAAAATGGAAATAACGAACGAAGTGAAACAGCGGATTGCGGGGGCGATAGCCGCCGACCGTGAGAATTATCCCAGCGACAACCGCCACGCGACGGCACTGGGCATAGCGGCAAGCGTGTACAACGCCATCAAGAGAGGGAACTATGACCGACAGGTGAGCGACGCCAACTGGATAGGCATCGCCCGGAGGCTGGGCGTGCAGTTGAGAGAGGAAATGCCCTGGACGGTCGCCAAGACACCTACCTATGTGTTCATCAGCAAGCAGTTGGAGGCATGTCAGGACAGCGGCCTTTCCGCCATCCTGTGCGACATGCCGAACATCGGCAAGACCTTCACGGCCAAGGCATACGTGAAGCAGCACAAAAACGCCGTATATGTGGACTGCTCGCAAGTGAAGACCAAACTGAAGCTGATACGCTACATCGCCAAGGAGTTCGGTGTGGGCAGTTACGGACGGTATTCGGACGTGTACGAAGACCTCGTGGCCTACTTACGGACGATAGACACGCCTTTGGTTGTGCTGGACGAGGCCGGCGACCTGCAATATGAAGCCTTCCTGGAACTGAAGGCCCTGTGGAACGCCACGGAACGTTGCTGCGCCTGGTACATGATGGGTGCGGACGGCCTGAAGGAGAAGATCAACCGCGCCATCGAGGGCAAGAAGGTGGGTTACACCGAGATGCTTTCGCGCTATGGCGACACGTACAGCAAGGTGACCCCGGACGACGCGCGGGAACGCGAGAAGTTCCTGAAGGCGCAGGCCGCCATCGTGGCCAAGGTGAACGCGCCGGAAGGCTCGGACATCGCCCGTATCGTGAACGCCACCGGCGGCGGGCTCCGCAGGGTATATACGGAAATAGAAAAATTGAGGAGGGTGCAGGCATGATGACAAAGATAGAGATGCAGGCGATGGATGCTGTCATCGGCATCCACCGTGAAATGAGAAAGATGAACGAGCCGGACTGGGAAAAACGGCGGTATGAGATTGCCAAGAGTGTATTGCCTGATTTTAAGGATGGTTCAAATGTATGGCTGTCTGCCGAGGAAGCGGCGAAATGTGCAGTACATTATGCAGATGCCCTTATCAGCGAACTGAAGAAAGGAACCGGGCTATGCGATTGAAACGAGCTTACAGCCCCAAAGAGGTGCTGAACATGAAGATACCCCGATATGAATTTACCGGCCCATGGCTGGCCTCCATCGGCCGTCCGGCCCGGAGCGGGGTCTGGATAGTCTGGGGCGCGAGCGGCAACGGCAAGAGTTCGTTCGTGATGCAGTTGGCCAAGTACCTCTGCACGTTCGGCAAGGTGATATACGACAGCCTGGAGGAAAGCACCGGCCTTTCCCTTCAGATGTCGCTGAAGCGCCACAAAATGGAGGAAGTGAAGAAACGGCTGGTCATACTTGACCGCGAGCCGATGGACAGCCTCGAAGAGCGGCTGAAGCGCAGGGGCAGCCCCGGCGTAGTGATCATTGACAGTTTCCAGTACAGCGGTCTGAGTTATCCGGACTACAAGGCGTTCAAGGAACGGCATCCCCGGAAGCTGCTCATCTTCATCAGCCATGCCGAGGGGATGCACCCGGCAGGCCGGACGGCCCGGAAGGTGGAGTACGATGCTGACGTGAAGATTATGGTAAGTTGCTTCAAAGCCTGGTGCAAGAGCCGCTTCATGGAACATCCGGGAGAGCCTTACGTGATATGGGAGGAAGGTGCCGCCAAGGCCCTGACGGACGGAAGGGAGGCGGAAGATGGAATGGGAGAATAAGCTGTACCAGTTGCTGCTGCCAAAGGACGAGGCTGCCGAAGTGGCGCGGGACTGGGCGGAGCGAAACATTGAAAGTGACCTCCGGCTCCGCAAAGCCAAGACCAGAGGTCACATAGTGATAGAAACGCGGGACGTGATGTTTGCCCGGAACATCCAGGTATGGCATCCATCATGCAAGGTGAACATAAAAGATTTATGATTATGGAACAAAAAGACGAAGAAAAGACATGCTGCATCTGCGGCATGATGTTTACCGGACACGGTTACAATCCATACCCGGTAAAAGAAAGCGGGGAATGCTGCCGCCAGTGCAATTACGAGGTGGTGGTACCCGAACGTTACAGAAGGCATCTGGAATACCAAAAATCAAAGGAGAATGAGCAAGAAGGTTTACATCAGCGGTGCCATAGCGCACTATGATCTGGGCGAGCGCAAGGCTGCGTTTGCCGATGCGGAGAAAGTATTGGAACGTATGGGCTTCGAACCGGTCAACCCGTTCAAGAACGGACTGCCGGAGGAAGCGCACTGGAGGGAACACATGAGGGCGGACATCGCCCTGCTGCTCGGATGTGATTATATCTATATGCTGAAGGACTGGGAACTGAGCAAGGGAGCTAAGCTGGAACTTGACGTGGCCAGTTCATGCGGCATCAAGGTGTTGTTTGAAGTGACCATAAACGCATAAGCTATGGAAACGGAACGCAACTACGCAAGGTTTTATGCCCTTTTGGGCAAACTGCCCGGTGCGGACAAAGAGACGCTGGTCTACCAGTACACGAACGGCCGCACCACGCACCTTCATCTCATGGCAACCCACGAATATCAGTCCATGTGCAATGAAATGGAGCGCGTGGCCGGGTATGACGAACGGCGGGAAGCCTGGCGGAAGGAGATGAAACGGAAACGGAGTGCGGTGCTCCATCAGCTCCAACTACTCGGCGTAGACACGGCCGACTGGAGAAAGGTGGATGCCTATTGCCTGAACAAGCGGATAGCCGGAAAGATGTTCCGCGAGCTGGACGGCGAGGAACTGGATGCGCTGCTCGTCAAACTGCGCATCATCCGCCGCAAGAAAGAAAACCCTAAAAACGATAAAAGATGAATGCAGAATTGAAAAAAGCACTGGAAATGGTACGCCGGCAGGTGACGGAAGCCACCGAGGGGTACGAATGGGACGAACAGGCCGAGTTCTTCGGCGAGTTGGCCGACTGGGCATACGGAAGGCATGAGATTTTATCCGCATCGCCGGAACCGGAAATGCAGGATTACGAGGAAGAATACAGTATTTAATCCAAAAGACAAAGACAATGGAACAGAACATGCAGAATGTGGACGTAAAGTCCATGACCAAGGAACAAAGGGCTGCCCTGCTGGCCCAGTTGCAGCAGGAAGAGAAAGACGACCGCATCGCACGGCGCGAGACCTACGAAGCCCTGCGCGGCGAGTTCATGCACGAGGTGAAGGCCAGGGTGACTGGGATTGTTACCGATGTAAAAGGCTTCCGGGACTGGGTAGAGAAGGAGACGGAAGCCTTTACCGCCGTCATGAAGGAGTATGGGCAGGTGAAGAGCGATGAGCAGCGCAGTTACACCATCACCGACGGCGACTTCCGGCTGGAAGTAAAGAGCAACAAGGTAAAAGGGTTTGATGAGCGGGCCGACATGGCCGCCGAACGGCTGATCGATTACCTGAAGCGCTACATGCAGGCCAGCGAGAAAGGCGCGGACGACCCGATGTACCAGATGGCCATGACGCTGCTGGAGCGCAACAAAATGGGTGACCTGGACTACAAGAGCATCTCGAAACTCTATGAGCTGGAGGATAAATTCGACGAGGAATATGCTGACATCATGCGGCTGTTCAAGGAAGCCAATGTGGTGCAGCGGAATGCCACCAACTACTACTTCTCCCAGCGCAATCCAGAAAACGGCGTGTGGACGCGGATAGAGCCGAGTTTCTGCCGCCTGTAGGCTAAATGGTTGACACCTTAAACAGGAAGCGCCGCAATTTGCATATTTGCGGCGCTTTTGTGCATAAAATAGTCTGGAATCAACTATCTTTGTGTTAAGAAATTAAGCTATGGGAAAAGGCCGGGACAAAGAACTGATAAAATTGCGTGACGAGGCCCTGTGTCGCCGTTACTATTATTGGACGGAGGTGCAGCGGCTGCGCTTCGACGATGCGTTGCGCGTGTTGTCGGAACGCGAGTTCTTCATATCCGAGGAACGCATCATGGCCATCATCCGGCGCAAGTCCCGCGAAGGCAAGAATAAGGACATCAAGCCCCTGCCCAAGGTGAAGGTTCCCCGTCTGACCGCCGCCCAGCTTGAACTGTTCCCCGTCCTATGATTCCATCGCTGACTCGTCATGCAGCGTGAACGAGAAGGTCATCTCAAAAACCTTGATATATCCCGGCAACGCATAGTCCCGGCTTTTTTCCCGGACAAGCGGCGAGGCGTTTTCCGAACATTCCAGGCATTGTAGCGCTTTGTATAGTTTGTTCGCCATCTGCTGACGTTCACGTGCTTTGTCGTAGGTGCCGGAGGCATAGCTGGTGTCATGATAGCAATCGATGGCAAGGCGGACGGTGATGAGTGATTCACTGTTCTGTGCCCCGTAGCCGAGGTCGTTCCAGTTCGAATCAGTGTTCCCTATCAGCACACAGGGGAACGTGACCGGATAGTGGTCTTCTTCCGCTCCCATTTCCAGTTGGCCGTAGTCTTCGTCGATGAGCGACAGTTCCGGCATTTCACGGGCAATCCGCTCCATGATGGCGATAAATATCTCTTCCATGATTTTATGAGTTTAAGATGTTCCTGATTTCCTTTTCGATTCTCTCGTTTATTTTTGTGGTCAGTTCCTCGCTTTCGCCCAGGAACTGCCTTTGCGGAATATGTATGTCCAGCTTCTTTTTCTTGGTGAGTGCAAGCCCTTTCCAGAATGAAGCCTGCGGGTTGGCCGCTTGTTGCTTTTTACCCCCTTTTCGGCCTTTCTTTTGCCCTGTGGCGGTTTTTCTTGCACGTCCTGAAGCCTTGTAGAACTTCGCCCAGGCAAAGCGCCTCATGCGGTCAGTCACGCTCACGGATACCGTACCGCCCCAGTTGTGTATAGGGGCATATATGAGTTCGTTGGCAACGGTAACCCGGTAGTCGGATGGCATATACTTGATGGAGCTGAAAAGATGGTTACGTCCGGAAAGCAGCGTTCCGTACTTGCTGGCGGCATCAGTGCCTCCCGATGACAGTCTCTTAGCTCTCGGCCACGGGTGCAGCCCTCTGTTGACGAACCCTCCCTGCCGGAAGTTGTCCTGAAAATGGTCTTTGGCCATGCGTCCGGCTATGACCGGCATTCTGCGCCGCATGGCCGTATCCAGTTCCTTGCGTTTACGCTCTATCAGTTTCGCGAAATCTTTTATGTGCATGATCAACAGTAATTCAAGAATAATTTGTAACTTTGCAACGGAGGCATCAATCCAGCCTCTTGTGTGTTTATGAATTTACCCGAAGAAGTAAAGAGCGAGGCCCGTGAGCTTATGGAGCAATACGGTGGGAGTCTGGAATACCTGGGCGATGTGGACGGCCAAAAGGCTTGGTTGTTGCATCTCCCGGATGATCTCACCATAGGCTTTCCGCATCTGTATCTGTACAAGGATGGGGAAGCCGTTGACATTACAGGTCCGTCCGTCTTCGACTTCATAAGCTTATATGTCAAAGATGCTGATGAAATTGAGGTTGAATAGCTTGTTGTCAATTCGCATGATGCCCCTGCATCGGTGGACGCTTGACGCACCATTTTCGCACAAATAAGCAATATCTTTCCATTCCATTCCGGAGCCTTGCGAATTGTCCTCTTGGGGTTCTATATATCGCAATTCACCGTTTTTGAACCGTTGCAGGATGGTGGCATGACCGCCTCTCCCTTTCCAACCGATACTCAATTCATAGACACCCTCCTCCTTGCAAATCTCCTCAAAAAACTCCCGGTAACGCTTGGCCGTTAGTTTTTGGTATCCTTTGGATGCCATCCAATCGTTCATGCTTATATGGGATGCCGCTGTCCCGTCCGGGTTTCTCCATGCTTCCCATACATTCATGCCATTACTCAGATATTCGAGTTTCGAGCCAGGCGTATTCCCTTTGGCCGTTATGTCAAATCCCCTCAATCGCAAAGCGTAAGCCGGGGCGCAGGTCTGGCAGTTGATATTATATGGTTCATCCCTTTTCCGGTCGAAGTCCATATTCTTCCTAAATCTGTGTCCGGCCTTGTCTCTGTATGCTCCATTGGGGTCTGGAATGAATGACATCACGTGTTTTGGGTTGGCATTCTGCTTGTCAGCCTTATCCACATCCATCGGCTTCCCTTTCGTGATTTTAAGTGCCTTTTCTATTTCGAGGCTGTTCCTGGCAATGGCCATCTTCTCTTCCCCGGTGAGGTTGTCCGGCATTTCGGCAATCATCTCATCGATGCGTGCCGTCAGCCTGTCAACGGCCTTTTTGGCACCCTTATGCGCTTCTTTCTGATACGGATGCTTGTCGGAAAAAAGTTTGGCATCCTTTCCCGGATTGTTTTCCAGTCCGGGCTGCGGGTTGTCCTTGTCTGTGGAGCTTGGAACGGAAGTGGCCGGGTCGTCCGTGGACGACAGGCCGCATTTGCAGTTCCACCGGTCGCCAGGCCTGTGCTCGCTCCAGAACGGGTCGTCGATGGGACGCACCGTTCCCCAGAAGCGTTTGTGGTCGGCCCCCGGATGAACGGAGGTAGAGGGCATCCAGCGCAGGTTGGGCAGGATATCCTTCTCACGCTCGAACTGCTTCCAGTCAGCCGCCTGATGGGCGCGTATGACCGCCGTATCGTATTCCGTGCGCAGCCAGGCACCGACCTGATGCGAAGCGATGGGCATGACCTCCTTTTTCCACTGTTCGAACGGCTTCAGATTGCCGTTCGAATCCAGCAGCAGGCGTGCCATGTCATTTTGCATCCGGTGTACCTTGAACGCCGAGAACACGGCATTATTCCGTAGGATGGCATTCTTGAAGTCCTCGTCCGGATCTGTGGCTTTGGATTTTCGGAACCCTTTCCGGGTCGCATTGTTCATCTGTGCCCATATCTCGCCGAACAGGTTCACCTCAATTTCCGTGGCCGGGCGGAAGTCCTTGCTGTAAATGTTCAGCAGGGCACGTTGCAACACTTCATCTGAAAATTCAAAGCCTGTGGACACCTCGCCACTATCCGCCCCATAGAGCTGGTTGACTACCAGTCTAAAGCTGCCCCGCCGCCCGACGGGGCTTTCCCGAAAAAACGTGTCAGCCAGTTGCGGAAAGAGTTTTTCTGTGCGGGTGTGGGTTCCGGCTCCTTCCTGTCATCCTTGCTTTCTTCACCCTCATCCTGTTTACGGATCTGCGATGCGGCGGCCTCCTTCCTTTTCCGTTCTTCTTCCTGTTCCTTCTTCATCTGCTCGTAGTTGGCCGGCTTTTCAATCCCGAATTCCTCATACAGGTAATCGTCCGACACGGGCAGGTTGAAACTGGTGCCCAACTGTGTGAGAATATTGATCTTTGAAGTAGGGTCTATGTCCTTTCTTTCCGGGAAACAGAACATTCCACCGGTGGTATTGATACCAAGATGCGCGAAGATGTCGGCCATGTCATAGTTGAGCACGTCAAGGACATACTTTTTGTCGGCCAGAGCGACCTTGTCCTCCACCTTCTTGTGTACTGTTCCGAGAGCCTGGGTTCCTTTCTCCGATGATTCCGTAGTCAGTGTGTTTCCGAGCACGAGTTTGGAAATCTCGTTGTTGCAGCGTTCGCAGAGCCTTTCGTACACATCTGCGGAACCGGTCTTGTTGCCGGCCTCCGTCAGCTTGAACTCCGTGTCCTTGGCGTGGAAGAACTGGGCGAGGCTTCCGGCATTGGCGGCATCCTCCATCGCCCTTTGCCTGGACTCTTCGTCGTCCGAGTCGTAGATATACTCCTGTATGGGCATGCCGAACACCTCGGAGAACTGCGACCAATCGCCCGTGGTGTTCCGCTTGTAGATGACCCACGGTGCCGCTTTGGCCAGTAGCCCCAGGTCGTCAGGACTGCCGACAAACAGCAAGTCCGTATAATTATCCCAGGGAAGTCCTGTTATGTCCGTCTGGTGGCGGAGGATCAGCTTCTTTATGGGGTCAACGTGCTTGCGCGGGATAAGGTCGTAGTCCGCCCATTCCCCTTCCTTGTAGAACTGGCAGAGCGTGAATCCCCAGAACTTGGCATCGATGATGTCGTCCACCAGCCTGTTGAACCAAGGGGAACGAATCTGTTCGTTCACCGCGTCGTCCGGCTTGCCGTTCCGCTGGAACTCTATGTCAGAACACAATACAGCGTTCTTGCGCTTTTCCATCACGCAGGAAAGGTGCGTGTCCATAAGGATGTCCTCATACAGGTCATACAGTTTGCAGCGTCTGGAGAAGTCCACATTCTCGGCGGCGCGTATAGCCGCCATATAGTCTGCGATGTCCAGCCCGAAGCGTTTGGGCTGGGTAAGCACGATGACATTCGGTTTTTTTTGTCCGGGCATCATGAGGTTGCCCCCGACAGTGATGAGTCCCGGTTTGTTCCTGTTCCTTCTTTTGCTCATAGCGTTGTAATTTTACCAGTGGTTTGTTCTTTTGCGGTTGCTTCTTATACGGAACGATGAGTTTCCGGCCCGTTCCTCTTCCGGCAGCAGCGGTGCCCCCTCAATGGATATTTCCTCGGCGGCCACCGCCTTCATCCATTCCACGGCCCGCTCGTAGCGGTCTTTGCGTATCTGGGACAGCTTCTGCGGGTTGTGGATGCAGAAGATGTGGTAGACCGCGATGTCAATGACCATCATCAGCACGAGCTGGTTCCGGTCTGCTCCGGTGGCGGAAAAAATCTTGTCGCAGTCGTAGCGTTTTGACAGGTAGCACCGCATCTCGGCGATGGCCCTGTCCTCGCACACCTCAATGACGGTCTCGTCCTCCCTGACCAGCGCGTCCAATATGTCGCGGTGGATGCTTGCGTCATAATCAGTCAGTTCTACAAATTGGCTCATATTCTGTATGTATTAAAAATGTTACATCCTACGCCTGTTTCGTTTCCGCAGGTCTTTGCGCGTCTTGAACACGGGCGGTTCGGTTTTACGTATCAGCTCGTCAATGATGCGGTTACCGCCCTCCACGGCATCCGGGCCGTCTGCGGGATAGCGCATTGACAGCGTGAAGAGTTTGAACTGGTCCTCCAGTTCCTTCATGTGCGGGTTGTCCTTTTCCGTTTCATTGAGGATGAGATTGCCTTCCCTGTTGAGCGGTTCCAGATTGGCTTCTATACGTGTGGCCTTGTCCGTCTTTTTCTCCTCGTCACCCCGGATGTAGAGCGCAATATTATGTTCTTTGCGGACTTTGGCCACCAGAGGTTTGAATACCTGTTGGAAAAACGGGTCTTGCAGTTTGTTGTTCTCCATGTAGCAATAGACCGTGGCCTTCCCGTTTACAAATTCCAGCATCTTGACATACCAGCCAATGAACTCCGCGTTCAATGCCTGGGCAAGGAAGGTCTTGATGACATAGAGCCTTTCGCCGAGTTTGCCGAGCAATGAGACCGTCTTGAAGGACTTGCCCTTCTTTCCCTTGCTTTCGCCAGGTGCCGGGTCGCCGTAAGCCACGAGGAACTTGAACTTTGACAGGGGCGGCACCTTGCCGTAGGTGATGTTCTCAAACACTTCACCGATAGAAATAGGGTTGTTGAAGTATTCCCCCTGCACAGCCTTTGTGGATATTTTGGCGAGCGTGCGGTCTATGTGCTCCTCCGAGTTCTTTTCCGGCCAGGTGGAATGCCCGTTCTTGTCACGTATGTTCACGATGTCCCAATGGTCGGCCATGCTTCCGGCCCGCACTACGCAGCAGTCCTTGGCTATGATGTTGCCGCAGAAGACAATGAGCGTCGGTTCCGAGATGGAACGTGTCGGGTATAGCGCGTTCTCCCACCAGTCCCAGCGTTTCTGTATGATGTCCGGGTTCTTGGTGTCCTCGTCCGTGTCGAAGTCGTCCACGAGCAGCACGTCCGGGCGTATGGCCTCGTTGCGCGAGCCACGCGGCGACTGGCCGGCGCCGAGGGCTCGGAATGCCACGCCGCCCTTTGTGACGAACTCATCCTCCGTCCACGAGCCCGGTGTCTCCTGTTTGCCATAGTAAGCCAGTATGCGTCCATTCGCTTCCAGGTTGGCCCGGTAGGGAGCCAGCAGGCGGACAGCATTGTCCTTGCTGTTGGACGTCATGATGACATTCTTTTTCCGTCCGGTCAGCGTGACATACATGACGATGAACATGGTGACCGTTGACTTGGCAAGCTCACGGCTCCAGGACAGCACCTCGAACCATTCGTCATGGGCGAGGATACGCTGTATGGCACGTTTCTGGAATCCGGCGAACTCATACTTGGCATAGTTCGGGAAGAAGAACTTTATCCATTCCACCGGATGCCGTTCAAGGTACAGACGATGTTTTTCCCTGTCTTGGGCGGACATGGACTTGTCAACTGGCGTGGCCCTTGCAATCTCCTCTTTGAATTTTTCCCAGTCCAGTAGCGCTATTTTATCAGATTGCTTCATGTGTACTCCCGTTTATAGTTTTTCCTTAATGTAAGCGTCTGCCAGCCTGGTCAGTTCCTTGGCCTTGTCAAGGTCAAGCGGGCGCAGCCATTCAATGAAGCCGGTGAGCGCGCTGATGATGTCGGCAATGGCCATTTCCTGTTCCATGTTCCGGATGGCTGCCGAAAGTTTGCCGAGAATGTCAGCCTCCTTGGAGTTCGGGAACCGTTCCCCTTCCGCCCGTGCCGAGATTGAGCGGTTGATCTCCGCCACCTGCCGGTACAGGTTGGCCACCTGCTCCTGGCGCGTAAGCGTCAGTCCGGCCTTCTGTTCCTCCCATTTCCCGGAGCGTACCCAGTTGGACACCGTCACGCGGGACACCCCGACGTGGTCGGCTATTTCCTGCTGCGTGAGGTTCTCGCGCAGGTATAAAGTTTTTGCCCATTCCTTCTTTTGGGCGTTCGTCAAATCTGTCATACTACATTATTTGTTGGAAATCATGCTGCAAAATTGCCATAAAAAGCCCGTTTTACGAAAGCCATCCTGCATGATGCCGACTTACGGCGTTATGATAACGCCGCAAAGCGGCATGATGAATATGCAGTTTCCATACCCCGTTGATTTGTTGCATTTTTGCACCGTGAATCGCGGACAAAAACGCATTTATACAAGATGAGCATGAACAAGTTTTTCAACATACAGACAGATGCGGACGGCGTAGGAACCATCTTTCTCTACGGGGACATCGGCGACTATTACGACGTGCAGAGCGGACGGGTGGCCGGAGAACTGCTGGAGGCTGAGAAGGCTGGGCGCCGGGTCAACATACGCATCAACAGCAACGGGGGCGAGGTGTATTGCGGCATAGCCATTTACAACGCCATCAAGAACAGCAGGGCGGACGTGCATATCTATGTGGACGGCATCGCGGCCAGCATGGCCAGCGTGATAGCCTTGTGCGGGAAGCCTGTGGAAATGAGCAAATACGCAAGGCTGATGCTGCACAGCGTCAGCGGCGGTTGTTACGGGAACAAGAAGGACATGCAGAAGTACATCGAGGAAATCGAAAGTCTGGAGGACAGTCTGGGCGACATATATGCAGCCCGGCTCGGCATGTCAAAGGACGAGGTCAAGTCCAGGTTCTTTGACGGCGAAGACCATTGGCTCACTGCGGACGAGGCGCTGCGCCTCGGTTTCATAGACGGCATCTATGATGCGGAACCTGTACCGGCGGGCAGCACCCCGGAGCAGATATATACTTTATTCAATAACCGGCTCACGGAGCCACAAAACAAAGACAAGATGAACCTGGAAGAGATTCGGAAGCACCCCTCGTTCAAGGACTGCAAGAGCGAGGAGGAAGTGATCGCGCGGGCCCAGGCCTACGCGCAGGAAGCAGGCCGCGCATCCAGCCTGGCGGAAGAGAACGCCACGTTGAAGAGGCGCGTGAAAGAGTTCGAGGACAAGGCCGAGGCTGACAAGGAGGCCGCACGCAAGGCGTTGCTTGATGCTGCGGAAGCGGACGGCCGTATCAATGCGGAGACACGCCCGGTGTATGAGAACATCCTGAAGTCCAATCCGGAAGAGGGAGAAAAGGCTTTGGCCGCGCTCGCTCCGAAACGCAAGGTCGTGGAAGACCTGAAGGTGGAGCCGGGAGGCGAGAGCCCGTGGAACAGACGGATGCAGGAAATCAAGGACAAATTAAACAAGCGATAACCTATGGCAATAGTAGTAAAGAACACCAATTACAACGGCGAGGTACTGGAGCAACTGCTGACCCTTGCCGCCACCGGCAACGAGATTGTGGAGAAGGGGCTGATGATGGTCATCCCCGGTGTGGAGAAGAAAATCAGCCTTCCCCGCCTGAAAAGCGGAAAGATGCTCCAGAAGCGCAAGGAGAATCCCGGCGTGGAAGACTCGAAGGGCAATTTCAACTATGACGAGAAGAGCCTTGACCCGAAGGACTTCATGGCCTTTACCGTGTTCAACCCCCGTGCCTTTGAGCAAATCTGGCGCAAATGGCAACCAAAAGGCAACCTCGTGTTTGCCGAACTTCCCCCTGAAGCGCAGAATGCCCTTTTGGCGGAGTTGGCCAAACAAGTACAGTTCGAGCTGGGCGACCACTACATCAACGGCGAATTCGGTGAAGATGACAACCATCTGTTCAACGGCATCCTCACGCAGATGGCCAAGGACACGGAACTCATCATCGTGGACAGTGACGAGGAAACCATGCTGGGCAAGCTGAAGGCCGTGCGCAAGGCCATTCCCAAAGCCATCCGCAACAACCCGAACCTGCGCATCATCATGAGCGTGGACGACTTCGACAAGTACGATGACGAGCTGACCGAACGGGAGGCCAAGAACGCCAGCGAGACGGACGTAAATGCGCGGCGTTACAAGGGTATCACCATTGAAACCCTTGCCGCATGGCCCGACGACCTGATTGTAGCCACTCTATGCTCGCCGGATTCCGACGGCAACCTCTTTGCCGCTGTCAACCTGCAGGACGATGAGAATGTAATCCAAATTGATAAGATTGCGAATGCCAGTGAGCTGTATTTCTTCAAGATGCTGATGAAGGCCGACACCAACATTGCCTTCGGTGAGGAGGCCGTTGTGCTCGACAGCAGGGATACTCCCGTGTTCAAGCCGGCGGCCAAGACCATCTCGGCCGACCCGACTACGGTGACCCTTCCGGCCGAGGGCGGCAGCAAGGAAGTGACCGTGACGGCCAGCGGGGAATATACCGTGGGAGCGGCTCCGTCAGGATTTGACGTTGAAGAAACGGAAACGGGCGTGACCATCTCGGCGGAAGCCAATGACACCGGAAGTGAAAAAAGCGGTACCCTGACCATTACGTTGAATTCTGACAGTGGCAAGACGGCCAAAGTGACCATTACACAAGCCAAACAGGGGGAATAACACATGGCACAGTTGAAACGTTTGGTATTGCATTGTACTGCCACTCCTGAAGGGCGTGAGGTCAGCGCGGTAGACATACGTCACTGGCATACCGATCCGGTGAGCAAGGGCGGTCGCGGATGGAAGCAGGTCGGCTATACCGACATGATACACCTGGACGGAAAGGTGGAACGCCTGGTGGACAACAATGAGGACGCACAGGTAGATCCCTGGGAGATTACCAACGGGGCAAAAGGGTACAACTCCACATCCCGGCACGTTGTGTACGTCGGCGGTGTTGCCGCTGACGGCAAGACCCCCAAGGATACCCGTACCCTGGCGCAGAAGAAGGCGATGGAAGCCTACGTGAAAGACTTCCACCGGCGTTTCCCTTCCATCCCGGTTGTTGGGCATAACCAACTGGCCGCGAAAGCCTGCCCTTCGTTTGATGTACAGGCTTGGCTGAAAGAAATAGGTATAAATCAATAAATGAATGACTGAAATGAAAAAGCTGATTTTATTTTTTGTGCTGATGCTCGGGTTTGTGTCAGCCTCGTTCGCCCAGACGGGTGATGTTTCCACAAGTATGGACTATGACAGTATGATTGCCACCTTTGCCGGATTCGCCGGTTGCGTAGTGTTGCTGACGGAAGGCATCAAAGCCTTGTTCCCGAAAATGGAAGGACTGGTAACACAGATAGTAAGTTGGACAGTCAGCTTGGCGGCAGCCATGCTGTTGTGGTGGCTGGACGCAGGATTTGTGGCCGATGTAGAATGGTATATCGCCCTGCTTTATGGTTTAGGAGCATCGCTTGTGGCAAACGGAATCGCAGACACGGGGCTGGTGCAATGGCTTATAGGGCTGATAACCAAGAGGACCGGGTCAAAATCATAAGCAAGGTATCAAACAAGTAATCTCATGGAACTCAGTGAAATTTTCAATTTCGTACTGGGTGGCTCGCTCTTGGCTACCGTGATTGGCATTGTGACTCTCCGCGCGACGGTGCGCAAGGCCAACGCGGAGGCCGAGAAGGCGAAGGCGGACGCCGAAACCGTGCGGATTGACAACGCTGAGCACGCCACCCGGATACTTGTGGACAATATAGTGGAACCCTTAAAAGAAGAACTCAATGGGACAAGGAAAGACCTCATGGCCACCAAACGCGAGATGGCCCGGCTTCGCAAAGCCATTGACACTGCCAATTCTTGCAAGCATCATGACGATTGCCCTGTGCTTCGCGGGGTGCGCGAGCACCCGAAAGACAGCGCGGGAGATGTCCCGGACGGAAACGGCGCAGAGCCGGGCGGACAGCATGAGGAACGAAGTCCGCCTGGTACGGACGGAAACGGTGCCGAAATCGGAGGTGAGTCTGAAGATACCGGCTGACAGCCTTCTGAGGCTTCCTTCGCTGGCTTCATACAGCGGGAAGAGCGGACAGGCCAGCGTGTCGGTAAGCCGCGACAGGGACGTGATCACCGTGTACGCGAGCTGCGACAGCCTGCAACTCCTGGTGGAATACTACGAGCGGACATCCTCTGTGTGGAAGGAACGCTACGAGGAGATGGCCGGTCTGTACGAAGAGGAAATAAAACAGCGTTCGAACCCCGTTAAAACATTCTTCTACGGTTTCGGGGTCGGAATGCTGCTGAGTGTGCTAACAACAATAATCATCATTCTAAAACGAAAGAACAATGGCAACTAAGAAATTCATATACGGTATAGCCGTGGTAAAGTTCAACAGCAAGGAAATCGGCTACATCGAAAAAGGAAGCTGGGACTGGGGCGGCACGAAGCCGGAGAGTACGGACGTGGAAGCCGAGCAAATACCTGATGCTCCGGTGCTGACACTGGCCAACAAGAACGCGACCATCGCGCCGACGTTTAACCTCATCCAACTGGACTACGAGAACATCCAGGCCGTGCTTGGCGGCACGCTGGTGGGCAGCACGGGCAGCTACACCGGCTGGAAAGCCCCGACCGACCTCGTGGAACTGCGCGGCCCGTGGGAAATCCAGTTCGTAAGCGGCCAGACGATGAAGATACCGAACGGAACCATCATGGCCAACCTGGGCGGCAAGCTGACGCTGACGGAGGTATCCAAGCTGGAATGCCAGCTGAAGGTGAACAAGCCCGAAGAACCGGACACCGCTCCTTACGAAATCAACGATACGCCGTCCGAGTAACGTATGGACAAGTCAACGGAACGTCTGGTGCAAGCCGAGGGGACGGCCGCCCTTTTGGACAGGGGCGTGTCCGTCCCCTTGAAGGAACTGCGCATCCCATTCCGGAAGAAGCCGCTGAAGATGCGCGTCGTGATGCGCCGTCCCCGCCTGGGCGGACTGATACGGCTGGCGAGAGTCTATCTGTCGCTGGGCGTGACGGCAGACGAAATGAAGAAGTTCACGAAGGAGGAGGAAATGGCCTTCCTTGCGGCACACGGCAAGGAGATAAGCCGCATGATAGCCTACACGCTGTGCCGTGGCTGGATAAGCCGCCGCCTGCTGGTGGGCGTAACAGCCTGGGTGGTGAGGAACTGGATGACCCCGGAGTACCTGGACGCGGCCATGCGCAGGTTCATCTTCCTTTTGGGTACCGACCCTTTTACGAGTATTATCAGATCAGCCGGGAAGATGAACCCGATGAAACTGAGGCTGAGCCAAAAAAGAAAGGGGAGTTAAAGACGGTGTACGAGCCGTCCCATAGCCCCTTCGGATTTGTCTGGCAGATAGCGGATGCCACGGGCTGGAGCGTGGACTACATCCTGGAAGGCGTAAACTACCAGACCCTGATCATGATGCTGGCTGACGCGCCGCGCTATGTCCGTAAGAAGAAGGAAGAGATGAGCGCGGAAGAGGAGGCCGCCGGTATTGTAGGATTTTTCCAAAGCAACCTGAAGGAATAAAATGGCAACGAAACCCGTAGAAATAGAGATACTGATGCGTGACCGCCTGAGCGCCGGACTTGACAAGGCCGGGCGCAAGGTGGACGAGCTGAAAACGAAGACCACCGGCGCGTCGGCGGAGATGGAGCGGCTGGACAGGCAGGCCGAATCCGTCCGGAGTACCGTGTCGAAGATTGCCGGGGCGTTCGCCGTAAAGGAACTCGTCACGGGCATCGTCAAGGTGCGCGGCGAGTTCCAGCAATTGGAGGCCTCCTTCCGTACCATGCTGGGCAGCGAGGAAAAGGCCGACGCGCTGATGCAGCAGCTCATACGCACGGCGGCCACCACCCCGTTCGACCTCCAAAGCGTAGCTAACGGCGCGCGCCAGTTGCTGGCCTACGGCGAGAACGTGGAGAATGTCAACGACGACCTCATCCGCCTGGGCAACATCGCCGCCGGACTGAACCAGCCCCTGAATGACCTGATTTATCTTTACGGCACCACCATGACGCAGGGCCACCTGTACACGGCGGACTACAACCAGTTCGTGGGCCGCGGCATCCCCCTCGGCCGTGAGCTGGCAAGCGTCCTGGGCGTGGCGGAGAGCAAGGTGCGCGAGATGGTGGAGGCCGGCAAGGTCGGTTTCCCGGAAGTGCAGCAGGCCCTGCAGAACCTCACGAACGAGGGCGGCATGTTCTACAACCTCATGGAGGAGCAGAGCAAGACCATCACCGGACGCATCAGCAACATCCAGGACAGCATCAGCATGATGCTGAACGAAATCGGACATCAGTCTGAAGGCATTATAGGCGGCTCATTGGATGCGGTGTCCTACCTGGTTGACCACTACGAGCAGGTGGGCCGCGTATTGGTCGGTCTTGTCGGCACCTATGGGGCATACAAAACAGCCGTCATGGCCGTCACCGCCATGCAGGCCCTCCAGACGGCCGGCGTTGGCGCGCTGACCGTGGCCGAAACCCTGCACTACGGCTGGCTGGTCATCGTGGAGAAGGCGCAGAAGCTGCTCAACGCCACGATGCTCGCCAACCCCTACGTGCTGGTGGCCACGCTGATTGCCGGCGTGGTGGCCGCGATGGTGTCGATGAAGACCGAGACCGAACGCCTGAAGGAAGCCGAGGAGGAATACCAGGCCGCCAAGCAAAAGACCATCGAGGCAGAGGAGGAACACCGCCGCAGGCTGGAGGAACTCTGCGGCGTGGCCGGTGACGAGAGCCTGGCCACCGACACCCGGCGCGAGGCGTTGAACAAACTTGAACAGAAATACCCGGACATCTTCTCCAAGTATGACACCGAATACGAGAAGCTGAAGAACATCAAGCGCATCAAGGAGGAAATCGCCGAGCTGGAAGCCGGACAATCCATCACGCGGCCTCAGAATGAGCTGGACAGCGTGAACGAGCGCATTTCCGTGCTGGAAGCCAAGAAAGCCACCGAACGATGGGAGGACGCCAACGGTTCCGGGACGCGGATGCGCAAGGTAGGCGGTCTGACCGGAAACGAAGCCACCGAGCTGCAGAACCTGTATAACAAAAGGAAGGCGTTGTCCGAACAGGTGCGCAAGGAGCGTGCCAACGCCTACTTCGAGAACCTGACCGGCATCAGCAACGAGACGCTGGAGCAGCAGATCCGGCAGCGCGAGAACCTGCTGGCCCGGATGACGACCGAGCAAAGGAAATACGGAGCCATTACCTATGGCAACGAGACGTTGAGAGGCACGTTCAGCCGTGACGAGTTGCAGTACCAGCTCAACAAGCTGACCGCCGAGAAGAACCGCCGGAACCTGAGGCGCGACTCCAGCGCGGACTGGGGCGCACAGGCGCGGAAGGAATACGAGCAGGCCCTGAAAGCCTACAACGACTTCCTGGCCGACACGTCCAACAGCCTGACGCGGGAGGATTATGAGAAGAAGGCCAAGGAACTGAAGGACGCCCTCAGCTTGGCCAAGAAGGAATACGACCGGTACAAGCCCGGCGAGGACAAGGATTCCGAGAGCGAGCGCAAGGCCGCCGACAAGGCCGAAAAGGAAGCCGAACGGCGCAGACAGGCGCAGCAGAAGCTGGACGACGAACTCATCGCCCTGGAGTTGCAGAACCAACAGGATGAGCTTGACCTGATGGGCGAAGGGACGGACAAGAAGCTGGCGCAGATAGACGCAGACTATGACAAGCGCAAGGCTGAAATCGAAAAGAAGGCCCGCGAGCTGGCCGACACCAACCGGAAGGCCGGGGTGGCGGACGTGAACTCCTCCGGGCTGACGAAGCCGCAGCAGGACGAAATCGACCGGGCGAACGGACTGAACGAGGATACCCGCAGGAAGGAAACCGTAGAGGTCTATGAGGCGGAAGCCGCAGCCATGCGCGACTACCTGAAAGAGTACGGCACTTACCAGCAGCAGAAGCTCGCCATCGCCCAGGAGTACGCGGAAAAGATACGCAAGGCGCAAAATGACGGAGAGCGCATGGCCCTGGAGCGGCAGCGCGATTCGGAGACGGCCGCCCTGGACGTGTCCTACCTGAAGCAGTCCATTGACTGGACGGCCGTGTTCGGGGAGTTCGGCGGCATGTTCTCCGACATCATCCGCCCGGCGCTCGAACAGGCGAAAGCCTACATGCAGACGGACGAGTTCAAGCGGCTCGACCCCTCCAGCCAGAACGACCTGGTGGACGCCGTCCGGCAGATGGAGCAGTCCTCGGGCGGTTCCGACAAGGCCAGTTTCAGGCGGCTCGGTACCGAAATCGACAGCCTCCGGCAGTCCATGCTGGAGCTGAACGAGGCGAAGCAGGCGGAGGCCGAAGCTCTCGAAAGGCTCAAGGAAGCGCAGGAGGATTACGAGCAAGCCCTGCGTGAGGGTTCGGATGCCGAAATTGAGGCAGCCCGGACGGCGAGGGACACAGCCCAGGAGAATGCCGACTCCGCTTCGGAATCCGTCCGGACACAGGAGGCCGTTGTAAACGGTAACCAAAAGGCCGTCACCGATACGGCATCCACACTTCGTGCCAACATGGAGAACGTGACGCAGGGCCTTCAGAAGCTCGCCTCTTCCGGCATCCGGAACGCCTACGACGGCCTGATACAGCTCGGCAAGGGCACCGGCGGCGCGATGGGAAAGATTGCCGAGAGCCTGGAGAAGGTTCCCATCGTGGGATGGATCATCTCCATCATCGACGTGTTCAAGGACGGGCTGAGCAACTTCATCGGCCCGCTGCTTGACAGCGTGTTCAATGCGGTCAGCGGCATCATCGGCGACGTGCTTTCCGGCGACGTGTTCGTCACGCTGTTCAAGTCCGTCCGTTCCGGTATCGGCAACATCCTTGACGCCATCTCGTTCGGCGGGTTCGGCAAACTGGTGGACAAGATAAACGGGAGCAATGCGGAAGAGGTGCAGGCCTCCATCGACCGGCTGACCGACCGCAACGAGTCCCTGCAGCAGAGCATCGAAGACCTGACCGACACCATCAAGGGCGGCGAGGGCCGGAAGAGCGTGGCCGCCTACCAGCAGGCCTACGACTACCAGAGCGAGCAGAACGCGAACTATCTCGCCATCGCGCAGGCGCAGGCCGGGTACCACGGCTCGCACCATTCCTGGAACTACTACTGGGGCGGCTTCTCGCGCGAACAGATAGACAAGCTGAGCCAGCAGATAGGACGGCAGTGGGACGGCAGCCTGTGGAGCCTGTCCCCCGAAGAAATGAAAACCCTCCGCTCCAACGTGGACATGTGGAAGCAGATACAGGACACGGGAAAGGGCGGTTACGGCGGGCGGCTGACGGAAAAGCTGGACGACTATATCGACCAGGCCGGCAAACTGGAGGAGCTGGAAGAGCAGTTGAACGAGAGTCTGACCCAGATTTCTTTCGACTCGCTCTACGACTCGTTCATCGACACGCTGATGGACATGGACGCAAGCGCGGAGGAGATAGCCGGAAACGTAAGCGAATACTTCATGCGGGCCATCCTGAGCAACCAGATAGGCGAGCAGTACAAGGAACGGCTGCAAAGGTGGTATGACGACTTCGCCGAACGGATGAAGGACAACGACCTGAGCGCGGAGGACATCGCCGCCCTCACGAACGGCTACGAGGCCATCGTGGAGGACGCCGTGGCCCTGCGCGACAAGCTGGCCGAGGCCACCGGGTATGGCGGGGAGGAAGGCGGCACGACACAGACGGGCAAGGCCGGCAGCTTCAGCGCCATGAGCCAGGAGCAGGGTACAAAGCTCGAGGGGCTTTTTACCTCGGGGCAGATGCACTGGGCCAGCATCGACGAGCAGATGCAGGACGTGAGCGAGCAGATGGGCACGGCGGTAGACCACCTCCGGCGCATCGAGGAAAACACCGGAAACAGTGCCAGGCATCTGGACGAGATAAAGAACGACATCAAGAAAATCATACGTGACGGACTTAAAATGAAGTGAACTATGGCAATGGACGCGATACTGGGAGGCAAGGTGCTGGTGAACGGCACCGACATCTGGAAGGAATACGGCGCTTTCCTGGTGGAGAAGAAACGCGGTGACCGGAACAACCTGAAAGCGATAATGGCCCCGTCCAAGACCAAGAGCCATGTGGCGGTGGACATCAGGGAAGAGGACGGCGAGAAATACTCGTCCGTGCTGGACGTGAGGAACCAGGCGCGGGACGTGAAGCTCATGTTCGCCCTGTACGCAGACACGCGCGAGGCATGGCTGTCGCAGTACCGGTCGTTCATCGCCTTCCTGAAACAGGGGGACGACGGGTGGCTGGACATCCGCTTCCCAGACCTTGACCTGACGCTGCACGTGTTCTACAAGGACGGCAGCGACTACGAACCCCTGACCTACCTCTGGCAGGCGGGCAAGCAGGCCAGCCGGTTCACGGTGATTTTCCGCGAACCGAAACCCACTATTTGAAAGGCAATCTAACGGCATTATAACGATATGGTAACGATATACGGCAGCGACGGAACAGTGAAGATACAGGCACCCTGCGACGACAACTCGACGCAGGAACACGAGCTACAGGGCGACAACGTGCTCACCCTGTCGTTCACGCTGTACGAGCACGTGACACTGGAGGTGAACGACTACGCCGAGTTCCGGGGGCAGAAATACTGGCTCATGGAGCGTTACCGCCCGGAACAGAAGAGCACCGTAGAGTGGCGGTACGACATGAAGCTGTACGGGATAGAAAGCCTGATCAAGCGTTTCCTCGTGCTGAACGACACGGACGGCGACGACGAGCCCGTGTTCACGCTGACCGCCCCTCCGAGGGAGCATGTGGCCCTCATCGTGAAAAGCATCAACAACGGCATGAACCGCACCACCGACTGGAAGGTCGGCACGGTGGAAGGCACGGACAACATCGTCATCGACTACGAAGGCAAATACTGCGACGAGGCCCTCCGGGAAGTGGCCGAGAAAGCCGGGAACCGCGCCGAGTGGTGGGTGGAAGGCCAGACGGTGAACGTGTGCCGCTGCGAGACGGGCGAGGAAGTGACGCTGGGGTATAACAAGGGCCTGACGGGCATAAGCTGCGACATGGCCGACAACGCCAAGTTTTACACCCGGCTCTACCCGGTGGGCAGCAGCCGGAACATTGACCCGGAGAAATACGGGCACAGCCGGCTCCAGCTTCCCGGCGGCGTGAAGCATGTGGACGTGAACGTGGAGAAGTATGGCGTATGGCACCATTACGAGGCGGACGCCTTTTCGGACATCTATCCCAAGCGTATCGGCACGGTGAGTTCGGTGCGCAGCGAGGAAGTGACCGACGAGGAAGGCACCCCCTTCAAGATATTCTATTTCAAGGACAACAGCCTGGGATTCGACCCGAACAGTTATGAGATAGCCGAAAAGGTGAAGCGCATCTCCTTCCAGGAAGGGAGCGAACTGGCCGGACTGGGCGACGAGGAGGACGGCACCTACTTTTTCGAGGCCAACTACGACAGCGACACCCACGAGTTCGAGCTGATCACGATATGGCCGTATGACGACGGCACCCAGCTTCCCAACGACACCCTTTGCCCGAAGGCGGGCGACAAGTACATCCTTTGGAACATCCGGATGCCGGACGAATACTACCCGCTGGCCGAGCAGGAGTTCCGGGAGGCGGTAGACCGCTACAACGAGGAAAACGCCGTGGACGCGGGCCGCTACAAGGGGCCGACCGACCACGTATATATAGAGGAAAGCGGCATCGACCTGTATGTGGGCCGTCGGGTAAGGCTGGAGAGCCGGCAATACTTTCCGGAAACGGGATACAGGAGCAGCCGCGTCACCAAGATAACCCGGCAGGTGAACCTGCCCTCGCAGATGGACGTGGAGATAAGCGACGCGGTGAGCACCGGCGCGATGGAGGCTATCAATGGCAGCATCACCGACGCGAAGAACTATGTGAAGACGGCAACGGCGGGGAGTTTTCCCGACCTGATACGGAGCTGGGACAATACCTATCCGACTGACAACAACGTGTTCTCGGCACGCAGGACACTGAAGGAAGCCCTGAGCAGGCTGCGCGAGGACACGGCACAGGAGAAGCTCCATTTCCTGAAAGGCGCGGACTTCGGCCGGTACAAGTCCGGGGAGAGCGGCGCGGGAGTGGACGGGGACGGCAACGCCGAGTGGCTGACCGCCGTCATCCGGGAACTGCTGCGCTCGGTGAGGTTCGTGGACGGCATGACAGGCGAGGGCTGGCAGTTGTGGATGGACGCGCTGACGGGGCTGAGCAACCTGACCATTGACAAGGTGACCATCCGGCAGACACTGGTTGCCCTGGAACTGCTCATCCAGAAAGTGCGCAGCATCGGCGGCCAGTTCGTAGTCAGCGCGGCCAGCGGCAAGATAAAGACCGTCACGAAGGACGGCGACAACTACAGGATCACCTTCGAGCAGGAAAACGAATTCGTGGCGCACGATCTGATGCGCTGCGCGGAGTTCACCGGCGCATCCCTGCGCGGATATTGGGTGGAAGTGTCCGCCTCGGACGGGGAAGGCGTCACCGTGCCCGTGAGCGAGTTCGGCGGCGTGGAGCCCAAGGAGGGCGACGAGTGCGTGCTGATGGGTAACACCCAGAACCGGCTGCGCCAGAACCTCATCTCCATCGCGGCGACCGAGGACGGACAGCCGAGGGTGGACGTGCTGGACGGCGTGAGCGGCAAGAACTTCGACGGCTGCCTGCGGGTGCGCCTGGGCAACCTGGACGGCATCAGCGACAGCCGGTTCCCGGCGGACAACCAGCCCCACGGCAACGGCCTGTACGGCGACAACGTGTACCTGATGGGCACGTTCGTATTGACCACGGGCGAGGACATCCTGACGCGTTTCGAGATTACGGAGGGCAAGATTGAGGCCGCCGTGGAGGGGCTTCGCAAGGACTTCACGGAGGACAGGAGCTATCTGGACAACGCCTCGTTCGGCGACGGCATGAACAAGTGGGACACCGAAAATGAGGCCACCTTCTTCCTTTTGGGCAACAAATGGATCTGGGCGAACGGGGCGCCGCTGTCCGACAAGACGAACTATGCCTGCGTGAAGACCGACGACGGGCGCACCACCGTATATATACGCAACAAATACATCCTGCAGAAAAACGGAAATTTCCGGTTCATCCCGGCCTACAACGAAACGAACGGCGAAGGGCTGAAGAAGCCGGAGGCGGTGTACCTGAGCTTCTTCTACCGCGTGGCCAAGGCCGGACGGTTGACGATAGGATTCGAAGGTCTGGACAAGACCGGGTTCGAGAACTTCAACGAGTTCAGCTACGACGGCGAGTTGGGTGTGACGGATGGCTACCAGGTGTTCAACCACAGCGGGCTGTGGAACGGAACCGGTGACTTCAAGCTGTCGTTCACAGGCGAGATATACCTGTACATGCTGGTGCTGAGTACCGACCGCGCCGAAGCCCTGGCCTACAAGTACAAGACCCTGTTCGAGCAGTCCGAGAAGCTGGTGAAGATAGCGGCGGCCAATTTCGACAAGGACGGGAACGTAATAGAGGCCTCCTCCATCGTGACGACGGCAAAGTACAACGAACTGATGTCGAAGTATTTCGATGAGGAAGGGCAACTGGTCAACAAGGCCGGGCTGGTTACCACCAGCAACTTCGCGGAACTGTTCGCCCAGGGCGTGTCCAACAACGGACTGGTGAAAACGGCGGACATCAAAGCGTTCGTAACCAAGGACGAGGTCGGCAAGATGATAAGCGGCATCTCCATCAGCGCCGACCAGATAAAGCTGGAAGGCCTGGTGACGGCGAACGGGAACTTCAAGATACTGGAGGACGGCAGCATAGAAACCAACAACGCGAAACTGAGAGGCTACATGTATTCCGTGTTCAAGCCGATAGGAAGCAGCGACGCGACAGAATTGGGGTATAATGAGACGACAGACAATGTGGAATACCGGTTGAATACTAATATATTTGTCGACGCCACCTTTAACGGAGTCGTGCTGCCCGTATCGGTAGACTACGAAGGGGCGAGGGTAATCATAATGGATTCCCATTTTGTCAAGACGCGCACGATAACCCCGCCTACCACGATAAGGACGGAAGACGGCAGCCCAATATTCAGCGGGCTGTTCTATCAAAGCCATGACGCGACTGAACATTATGACCAATTCGATGCGGAAATCATGGAAATCGACAGCGGAACGATAGAGCTGGTGCTCCAGAACTGTCCCGAATATGACGAGAAAACCGGAGTGGTTGTCTCATACAACCTGCGATGGATACTCATAAACAACAGTTGCCAGCATCTCGTCTGGACAAGGAGAGGTGAAATTTACGAATATCGATATAATGCATGGTAAGATGGCAAAATTGAATTTCAAGGAATTTACGGTACCGACCGGCATAGGCGGACGGAGCAGCCGGACAGGAGACGCGAGGGAAAGCCTTGCAGATCTGATATATCTGAACGTGAACGGTATCCGCGCCCATGCGCTGGCGATGAAGATATACAGGAGTCAGGGCGCGGAGGAATACGACCGTTCCGAAGTGTCGCTGATAACAAGAATCGCAAACGAGTATTGCACGCCGGCCTTCATCGACGGACTGCGCGCACAACTGGAGGAAGGAGACGGCCATGAAAGTGATATATAACAAGGTGATACCCATCAATGGCTACAAGTGCGTGAACCTCTTCGGCGTGCTGTTCGTGCGCGAGGGCTGCACGATGACGGCCACGGACTACAACCACGAGGCCATCCACACGACGCAGATGAAGGAACTGCTCTATGTGCCGTTCTACCTGCTGTACGTGCTGGAATGGCTGTGGCATCTGATACGCCTGCGCGATACGAGGGCAGCCTACCGGGCAATCAGTTTCGAGCGTGAGGCATACGCCCACGAGGGAGAGGCGGACTACCTGAAGACAAGAAAGAAGTTTAACCAATATAAAAAGGACTGACTATGGCCATATCACAGGAAGACATACAGCAGGTGCTCAACGCCATCAAGGCTGAGAGCCAGGGCGTGCAGGAGCTGGAAACGGTATCCTCGCTGAACGGGGTAAACTCCCTGCCGGGCGTGAAAGGGAACGAACTGGTAAACGTACCGATGACGCTGCTACAGAAACCCGCCACGGATGCGGCCGCTGCGGCCAATTCTGCCGCGCAGGCCGCCAATACGGCCGCCCAGACAGCCAATGCGGCGGCCAGTACGGCCACGGAAGCCAAGAACGCCGCCAATTCCGCAGCTTCCACGGCCAACGAGGCGGCTGGCAAGGCCCAGCAGGCCGCCGCACAGTACGAGAACACGGCCAGGGCCGCCATGAACGGCGCTTCGGCCCGTTTCTCCGGCTTTGTGGACAGTGGCACCATACAGGCCGCGTCCTCCATCCAAGGAGGGGGAACCGTGGTATATGTAAAGAGCCAAAAGATGTTCGCCTACAGCGTGGGCGGCCAGCTTTACAACAACTGGACTGTGACCGGCGTCCCGTCTCCGGATCTGTTCCTGGACGGCACGCGCAGTGCGGTACTGAAGGACAAGACATATATCTGCGGCGACACGCTCTATGTATGGAGCGACGAGGACGGCGACCTGGTGAAGGCGAGCGGCGGGGGAAGCGGAAGCGGCTTCTACAACGTGACGCAGCTTCATCCGCTTGGTTCCGGCTACTACACGAAGGAAACCGCCGTGGCCGTTTTGGCAGATGCCGACATTGCCGACGAGGACAAGCCCGGCATGGTGATAACCTTCGAGGCATCCGCCGGCAAATGGCTGGACTACCGCTTCGAGGGAACGGACGTGTCGTCCTTCCTGACCGCTTCGGCCTGGAACCGTTACGGCGGCGGTGACGCCATCAAGAAAATCCGGGTGACGAAAGGCACGGCCACGGATGAGCTGTCCCCGGACGGCCAGGGCGTGGTGAGCCTGGACATTCCGGTGGTGGAGGTTGACCAGTCGGTGAACGAGAACTCGACGAACCCGGTGAGCGGCAAGGGCGTGGCGGCCAAGATAAACGAGAAGGCATCCACCTACGGCACTGCCCTGCAGCTCAATGAAATCGGCGAGGGCGTGGACAAGGCCTATTCGCTGAGCCTTCTGAACGAGGCCGGCGAGGTGATCAGCACGAGCGACATGTTCACCGGCGGAGGCGGCGGCACGGTGGCCACTACGAAAGTCGTGCTGACGCGTGTCACCCCGAACAGGACCGTCAAGAGCGGCGACGAGGTGAAGCTGACCTACACCTACGACCAGACGGACACCACGACGGGCGAGAGCACGGGCAACCCCGGCCGTGTGACCGTGACCGTCACCCAGGGCGCGAACACGAACACCCTGACGGCCAATGTGGCCGCCGGCAGCACGAACACGGTGGACGTGACGAAGTACATGGGGATCGGTACGAATACCGTCCGTGTGCGCGTGGAAGTCGGGGAAGGCGCGGAGATGCAGGTGGCGCAGGTGACGTGGAGCATCAACGTGGTACAGCTCACGCTGAGCAGCAGCTTCGGCATCGCCACGGCCATAACACGCGGCCAGACACTGGGCATCCCCTACGCCCTGAGCGGCGCCGGCACCAAAACCCTGCGCTGCTATGTGGACGGGGAGGACACGGAAGACCGCAGCATCACCAGTTCCACGGCCAACGGCAGCTTCTCCATTGCGACCACGAACCTGGGCCACGGCACGCACACGGTGCAGCTCGTGGTGGAACTGGAACTGTCGGACGGGAGCACCATCAAGTCCAACAGCATCCTTTTTGCCGTAGGCATCCGGGAGGCCGGGAACAACACGCCGCTGGTGTCCGCGAGGTTCGACTACGCGGACGGGGCAGTCATCGGAAAGGGACAGACTCCCTACATCCAGACGAAGCAGTACGACAGCTACACCCTGCAATATGCCGCCTACAACCCCAAGGAAACCCCGACACGGGCAGACGTGTATGTGGGCGGTACCCTGGCCTCGTCCGCCTCCGTGCCGTTCACGGCGCAGAACCTGACGCTGCGCGCCTCCAACTACGGCGAGGAGCAGTGCAAGATTGTGGTGGGCGACACGACCTACAATTTCCGGCTCATCGCGGAAAAGAGCGACCTGAACCTCAGCGAGCCGACGGACGGCATGACGCTGAAGCTGACGGCGCAGGGGCGGAGCAACAGCGACGTGAACCGGGATGAATGGAATTATAACGGCATTCAGACCGTGTTCGAAGGCTTCAAGTGGGGCGGCGACGGCTGGACAGGCGAGGCCCTGCGCCTGACCGACACGGCGCGTGCCACCGTGCAGCACCGCCCGCTGGCACAGCCGGAGCAGAACGTGACGAACGCGATGGCCTTCATCGTGAAGTACAAGGTGAGCGAGGTGGTGGACGAGGGCGCGGAAGTCATCCGCTGCATGGACGCGGACGGCACGGGCTTCGTCATCACGGCGCAGGAGGCGCGGATGGTGACCAGGGGCAAAAGCGAGCTGTCGATGAAGATGGCCGCCGGCGAGGTGTACGAGGTGGCCTTCGTGAGCTTCCCCAAGAGCACGGACGGGTCGAGCGACTACGAGAAGCGGAACACGGAGATGGTTTACTTGTATATCAACGGCATCATGTCCGGCTCGGTGCAGCGCAGCACCTCGGACAGCGTGTACCAGGCGAGCCCTGCGTATATCGGACTGGGCTCCGACGGCGCGACGACGGACGTGTACCTGATGAGGGCATACGGCACCTACCTGAGCGACTCGCAGGTGCTGGAGACCTACATGATAGACCAGGACAGCGCGGATGGGATGATGGCCCTGTATGAAAGCAACGACGTGATCGACGAGAACGGCAATGTGACGGTGGACAGCGTGCCCGAGGGAATGCGCTACATCATCATCACCGGACGGCAGGACAACGGGGTTCCTACGGTACTGCAGGCGGCGGTGAACAACGACAAAGACCCGAAATACGACGTGGACGAGATGCTCTGCGTGGTGAAGGGCAACCAGGCGTTGAACTTCAAGTGCGTGGGCGGCTGCATCAGGCTGCAGGGCACAAGCTCGCTGGCCTACCCGATAAAGAACTACCGCATCTATTTCAAGAACGCCTCCAAGGTGGCGGGCGACCTGTACCTGGGCTGCGACGAGCAGGGCGTTGGCGGCGAGCTGCAGGAAGAAGCCGCCTACTCCTTCCGCCTTGCCAATGGCAGCCAAAAGCAAGCGGCGCCAGTTGACTGTTTCTGCCTGAAGGCCGACTTTGCGGAAAGTTCATCGTCACACAACACCGGTATGGCCAAGCTGGTACAGAACATCCTGACGCAGGCGGGAGAACTTACCCCTGCACAGAGACACTGCGATACCTCCTACCCGTATGACGTGCGCACGACCATCGACGGCGAGCCGTGCTACCTGTTCTACCGTGGCAGCGCGGACGAGACGCCGCAGTTCCTGGGCAAGTTCAACTTCAACAACGACAAGAGCACGGAGGCCGTGTTCGGCTTCCTGGACATACCTGGCTACCACGACCAGGCATGGGTGACGGAGAAGTTCGGCGGGCAGAACCCGACGGAGTGCTGGGAGTTCCTGAACAACGACTACCCGATGGGGATGTTCCTGGACGACGACTTCACCACGAAGGGCGATGACGGCACCCCGAACTGGCTGAAGGTGTTCGAGGCGCGGTTCCCGGACGATGACGACCTGAACGCTCAATACGAGGCAGGCACCAAATTGCCGGAGAACCTGATGCGCGTGGTGAAGTGGGTGAAGTCCACGCAGGACGACGGTGCGAAGTTCAAGGCGGAGCTGGCCGACTACTTCGATGTGGACTATCTGTGTGACTACTACATGTTCACGGACATCATGGGCTGCGTCGACCAGCGGGTGAAGAACATGATGATGGCTTTTTGGTATGATCCCGACAAGGAAAAGACACTGGCCTACATGATATTCTACGACTGCGACACCATCCTGGGCGTGCGCAACGACGGCCGCCTGAAATACCCGTGGGACGTGGATGAAAACACCACCGATCCGGAACTGAGCACGGAGGACAAGACTGTGTACGCCTACGCAGGACACGACAGCGTGCTGTGGAAGAACCTGCGGGAGCAGTTCCCGGACGAGCTGGCTGCGGCCTACAGGCGCATCCGGGAACGCATGAGCGACAGCACGATTTTCGCCATGTTCGATGACGAGCAGAGCGCGAAGTTCTGCGAGCGCATCTACAACCTGGACGCGCTGAATAAGTACGTGGAGCCCAAGACCGAGGGCGTGGAGGTGAACCAGGACGGCACGGTGACCAACGTGAAATACTCCTACCTGGAAGCCATGCAGGGCAACCGCAAGGCGCACCGCCACTGGTGGGTGGGCAACCGTATGGGCCTGTTCGACGCAAGATACAGCACGGGCCAGTACACGGCCACTGACATATCGTTCAAGGGCAACAGCGCGGCGGGGGCGACGGTGCGGGCCACCCCGGCGCGTGACTTCTACTTCGAGTTCCGCAGAGAGGGCGAGACCATGACCCACGACGCGGTGGCGAAGGACGGGCAGTGGAGCTACACCTACGGGCAGACGGCGAACATCGGCACCATCTTCCACCTGTACGGCGGGGAGTGGATGAAGAAGCTCGACCTGGGCGACTGGGGCGGCTTTACGGACATGAGCTTGCCAAACCTGCCCGTGCTGGAGGAACTGGTGCTGGGCAACAGCAGCAACACCTATGCCCTGACGGAACTGGTGCTGGGCACGAAGCTGCCCATGCTGCGGAAACTGGACGTGGTGAACTACACGAACCTGCCGAGCCTTGACCTGAGCGGCTGCAACCGTCTGGAGGAAGTGAACGCGGCGGGCTGCACGGCATTGAGCACCATCACCTTCGCCGAGGGTGCGGCAGTAGAACGTCTGCACCTGCCGGCGAACTTCCAGACGCTCATTCTGCGCTCCATGCAGTATGTCAAATGGAGCTCCATCACGTTTGACAACAAGCGGAACCTGACAGGCATCTGGATAGAGAACTGCGCGCAAATAGACGGGCTGTCGGTGTTCAAGGAACTGTTCTCCCTGAAAGGCAAGCTGAAATACGTGCGCATCACCGGACTGGAACTGGAAGGCGACGGCAGCGACCTGAAAGAATGGTACGACGCCGGGCTTGGCGGCTTCGACGCGCAGGGCAACACCACGAACACGCGGTGCAAGCTGGTAGGCACCTACCGGCTGACGAAGTACCTGGACGACGGGACTTTCAACAAGTACGTGGAGCGTTTTGACGAACTGAACATCCGGCAGCCCCAGTATACGATGATTGAGTTCGACGACACGGTGAGCGATGACGCGAACGTGAGCAACCCCGATAACGAGACCGGGTATAAGTACGGCAACGCCTACGCGCCGAGCGGCCACATCACGGCCATCCTGGAGAAAAGACACCGCGTGCTGGCCAAAGTGACGAAGAAACCCACTACGCGCACCATCAACATCGCGAACGTGGAAACCACGGCCAACAACTTTGACGGCGAGATGACCTATTATCCGCTGGACGACGCGGACAGCAACAAGTACGCCGACGGCTCGGCGGCGAAGCTGGACGGCACGGAAGGCGACTGGATGATGTACGAGCCCTTCTTCTGGAGCAAGGGGATAAACGACTACTTCGGCGGCAAGCACTACAGCTGCTACAGCTCCAACGGGCCTGACGACATGCCCGACGTGCCGTCGGCCACCGTGTTCACCCTGGAGGACATCAAGGGCAGCGGCGGCTTCCAGTCAGGCCGCAAGCTGATGACCGGCAAAGGCAGCCTGGAGAACGCCTACAGCACTGACAGCACCTACTCGGTGTGCAAGGTGGAGGTGTCCGGCTACAAGCGCGTCAGGTTCCCCAGCGTGCCGGGCAGCAACCTGGTGGGCTCCCTGTTCACGGACGTGGACGGCGGCATCCTGGAGGAAATCATCGTGCCGACGCTGAACAGCCGTTTCGAGGCCGGCATGTACCTGATAAAGGACGTGCCGGAGGGTGCCGCATTCCTGTACTTCTCCATCCTGAACACGGCCGAGTTCGACAAGGTGGTGCTGTCAAACAGCGACAAGATAGAGGACATGGAACCCGACTGGGTGGCCAACGACGAACACCTGTGCGCGGTGGTGGGCAGCAGCATCGTCGGTTCGAAGCTGCGCGCCTGCATCACCGGCGGCAGCACGGCCGCGAGCCTGTCTTGGACGGACTTCCACTATTACAGCCAGCAGCGCGGCATGCAGCAGATCGACGCGCTGATGCACTTCCGCATCGCCAACCTGTTCTACGCCAAGTACGGTTGCCGGGACAGCCAGGAGCAGTGCGGTGCGGGCCAGAACACGAACAGCCGCGTGACGGGCGGTACGGCCGGGCACGGCATGACGGACACCATCGGCTACGAGGAAGCGTCGAAGATAAACCCGAACGTAACGAACTCGATGATAGACAACCTTGTCCACCAGTACGCCTGGTACAAGGGCGAGGACGACTACGGCGAAGCCACCGTGACGCAGGTGAACAACACCAGCTGCCTGGGCTACGAGGATATCTTCGGCAACAAGTACGACATGATGGATTGGGTAGACCTCCCCAATGACAGCGGGAACAGCGGCAAGTGGCGCATCTGGCTGCCCGACGGCACGCAGCTGCTGGTCAAGGGCATGACCAGCAGCGACTGGTGGATAACCGCCGTTGCGCACGGCAAGTACATGGCCGTGGTTCCGGTCGGCAGTGTGAACGGCTCGTCCTCGACACATTATTGCGACAAGTACTGGATAAGCACCGCAGCCGTCCGTGTGGTCTATCGCGGGTACAACAATGCGAACGCGAATGGCGGTGTGTCGA